TCATAAAAGTACAGCTAATTCTCATGGTTCTTATATGACTACTGGAGAATTACATCAATTAAGCACTATAAATAATAGTGTGACTGCTAAATACAGATTTTCTGATTTATGGCCTAAGAGTATATCTGACTCTAATTTGTCTGATGATGGTACTGATATGGTAGAGTTTAGTGTAGAGTTTAATTACACTACCTGGTCCAAAATTTAATAAAATCTTGGTATTTTAACTATCTATATTTTAAATTGTATAAATAATTAAAATACTAAGTATTTTGAAAAATATTTAAACAAAAACAAGGAGAACAAATATGAGTGTTTTACAAGAATTAAAAACCACGCTTAGCATGGGTGCTAGAACAAACAAATATAAAATTATGTTGGCAGCGCCTATTGGACCTACTAATGATTTTTTAATTGATACAGTAGGAAAAGGTGGAGCAATCCCTTCAAAAAGTATAGGAACAATAGATATACATACTCAAGGTAGAAAATTAGTTGTAGCTGGAGATGCTACATTTGAAAATACTTGGTCATTAACATTCTGGAATACAGAAGACCTAGCATTGAGAAAAGCATTTGATACTTGGATGTTATTTATTGACAATATGGATACACATTCAAGAGGAGCATCAGGTCACACTGATTATATGACTGATGGAGCACAAATTTGGCAATTAAGTACTATAGATAATTCAGTAAAAGCTAAATATAACTTTTATAACTTATGGCCTACTAATATTTCTGCTATTGATATGGCAGATGATAGTAATGATACTATTTCTGAATTTAGTGTAGATTTTGCTTATTCTCACTGGGTAAGAACTGCATAAATTTCTTTTCTGAGGATTTATTCCTCAGAAACATATATATATATTTGATATTTTCTTATATAAACTATAAATATTTTTAAAGGAATATTAATGGACTTTTTTTATCACAATTCAATAAAAACTTATACAATTTCATTATTAGATATGTTTAGTCATATTCAAATACCAAGATATAATTCGGATGGTGAAAAAATAAGTGATTTTAAAGTGCCTATTGTATTTGGTAGTAAAGATAAAGCTTATAGTTTATCTAAGCATGATATAGAAAATTTACATTCAGGAAATGTAAATGCCTTTCCAAGATTAGTTTTAAGTTTTCTGTCTATGAACAAAGCTCAAGACAGAAATACAGGCAAAATGAATAGAATTAATAAAATTCAAAAAAATGAAGATTCATTATTATATACATATCATTTAAATGGTGTAGCATATGATTTTGATTTTGTAATATACATAGCTACAAGAACATTTACTGATGCTACAATTATAATAGAACAAATAGCTCCTATGTTTAATCCTGATATAACATTAAAAATAAGAGAATTAGATATTCAAAATGAACCCACTTCTGTGCCTGTAGCTTTGGGAGAATTTTCAATAACTTTGCCAGAAGATTTGGATGAAACAGAAATAAGGATAATAGAAGCAGAATTAAATGTTACAGTTAAGGGCACACTATATCCACCTATAAAAGATTCTAATGTTATTTCTAAATTAGAAGTTAATACTATTATAGTAACAGATGAAAGAGATGAAAAAGAAGAAATTTATGAAGTTGATTTACAATATCCTACTGAAGTTGCGGATTTGGCTTCAATAATTACAGCTGAATCAGAAGAATCTGCTCCAGCTATTTCAAAAGTAAATGAAGCTAGAATAAATGCTGTTGTAGATGTAGAACATTTTGATTAAAAAATTAAAATCTTTATATTAAAACATTTAAAATAAAATATTAAAATAGGAATATTAAAAATGAATAATGAACCTTCCTTAGAAGAAAGAGTTGATATATATGATAAAATAACTGGAGAAATTTTGAAGGAAACTCCTGAAGAAATGGTTAGAAATTCTTCCAAATTTATGTCTCTTTGTGAAGCATTTGAAATAGACGCTGGAAACATGGAAGCAAATATAGAAAAAGTAAAAGAAGAAGAAGTAGCAGTGTTAGTAGATCAATATCAAGATAATTCTACAGTAGATAGTTTGTTGGATGTAATTAGTACGGATAATTTGAAAGATGATATTAAAATTATTAGAGATAATTTAAGAAATAATGTTAAAGCTATAGGTACTATTTTGGGTAAATTTGGAAGTGATTTAATTGCTACACATGCTGATGATGTTTCTGGAAGTGTGTTAATGGGATATTCTGAATTAGTTAAATCTCATACAACTTCAATGAAATTGTTAATAGATATTCATAAAACTGCCGCTGAAACTTTAGTACAGGTTAAAAAAATTGCTTCTGAAGCTAAAGATATTGAAAATGAAGAAAATGGTAAAATTGGTACAGTGAATAACACTATTAATTTTACAGGTACTCCAGCTGAATTGCTGGAGAGTTTAAAAAATAATTAATTTTCAAAAGTAATATTTTCAGTATTTTCTTGTTCTTGTTCTTGTTCCGGCACTTTTTCAGCTGAACCAATTTCTTCCAATAATACTTTCACTAAACTTTCTCTAGCAATACTATTAATTCTAAGTTCCATATTGATATTTCCAATTTGAGTATCAATCATAGAAATATCAGTTGCTGCTCTTTTTGCATCATCACTCAAACTATCATAATAATATTTTACATCATCAATATTTACTACTTTTCTTTCTTGTTCCATTTTTATCCTTTGTTTATTTTAATATAATATTATACTGAAAAATCACTTAATTTTCAATGTTTTCTTCTGTTTCATATGTAAATAATTCCATTCTGTGTTTGGAAAAAGCTTGTAAAGTTATATTATTTTTTAATATGTCATATCTTAAATATTCAGTGGTTGGATAAACTACAATACCAATGAAAGTTTTTTTATCATATAACCAATCATATTTTATTCCATTTAATATCAATTCTTTTTCTATAATATCCATAAATCCTATATTAAAACACATGTATGTATATATTTTATTTCCATCTTTTTTCCACTTTTCAAAAAGTTTGGGTCTTTTGGATATTATGTTAGAAATGTTTATTCCTAACATCAACATTCTGTTAAAAGAATATGACAAATCTTCTCTCAATATAACCCAAGCTTTTATTTCAAGATCATTCATCGGTAACCTTTTATTAAATTTTTTGTATGTTTATATGTTCAGAACCTTCATTAATAAATGGAATTATCAAAAATCTGCTTGGTTTATCAAAATTAGCTCCTATTGTTCTATAAATTTCATCGATAGAACTAAACAAAGAATTTTTATTAGCATATCTCAAAAAAACTTTCAATTTAGCTATTTCTTCATCACTTAAATTAATACCTGTTACATCATTTAATATTTTACTTACAAATTTATCATTTTTTATTACTGCTGTTTTTTTAAAACCATTTTTATTTGTGTTTTTATTAGTTTTATTTTGTTTTGTTTTTTCCATTTTTTTATCCTTTTAATTCCATTTTATAGTAGATGGAGTTTCTATATTTTCATAATTGAAATATTTATTTATTCTATATTCATTTTCTGGCAAAACTATTATGCTCAAAATAGAATCATTTTTTGTTGCTTTATTTTTATATTTTTTAACCATATTTACAAAAGTTTTATCAGTTCTATTTAAAGAATTGTTTAATAAATTATTTTCATCAACATAAATTTTTAAATAAGTATAATCTTCTAAAACTTCATCAGCTATAATTATTGGTTCATAAGAAGTATTTATAACTATATATTTTTCTTTTGTTTTTATCCATTTTATATCTTTTTTGGTTTCTATATGTTCAACATTGTTTTCATCTGTTATTATTCTATAATCTTCATCTATATTTATTATTTTTATATTATTATAATAATAAGGCACAGCTTTTTCTTTTAATTCTTTTATTACTCCAATTAAAACTTTATCATTTCTAGACAAATCATAAGCTTTACCTGAAGCATTTGTTAAAAAATTAAAATCATTAAAATCAATATTATTAATTTCATTATAAAGTTTACAAGCTTTATCTGATAAATTAAATCTAAATTTTGAAGTATCTAACAATATTTCCATATCATTTCTTTAATTTTAAAAAACTTAAATTTAAAGATTTGTCTTCTTCATTTTCTTCATCTGAATTGGCACTCCAATTAGTATTTAATTTTTCAACTTGTTCATTTGTTAAAAATAAAACAAAATTAGGCAATGGTATAGAATCAACATTTGTCAACTCTACTTTATAAGCTAATGTTATATGAGGTTTATATTCATCATAATCACTAATAAAATTATATTGTTCCACCAATTCATTATTTCTTTTTATTAATTCTGGAGAATCTAATTCCAATACAAGAATATCATTATTTTCACCAAATAATGACAATTTTAATGGAGTAGCTATATATGTATAATCCTTAACTATTACTTTTTCTTTTAATTTTGCTTTAGAATAAATTAAAGTATTGTGTAATGAATTATAATTTAGTTCTACATTTTTTATAATACTTATGTGTTTTTTAATATAATTTATTAAATTTACTTCTGTATCAATGGTGAGAGAAGTAGAAATATATACTCCATTTTCATACATTATGTCATCATCTTCTGTGTCTTTTAATTCTGTTATGAATTTTTTAAAACTAATCATTTAATAAACCTTGTATTTTATTCTTTTTAATATTTATATTAAAAAGAATTTGGTTGTGCTATTCCTCTAATCAAAGACATAAATCCTTTTTGTAAATCTGTTTTTCCAATATTAATCCATTGTTGATCTAAAGTATCAATCTTATTTAATTTATCACAAAGTTTACCCACTTTTGAAGCCAATTCTTTGGCTTCATTCATCATATCAATTTCTTCTTGTGTTAAATCCCTATAACCTTTAATTTTTTTATGTTGATTATCCATTTTATTCCTTTATATTTTTATGGCATTTATACTTCACATCCACCACTATCACATGATGTTGTTTCCTCTTCTAAGTCTTCACCATCTTTTGTATTGGTACTTCTTATATTCAAATAATACAATGTTTTAAGTCCATAATACATTGCTGATAATGTTTCATCAATTAATGTTGACTTCTTTACTTTTCCATTAGAAGTTTTCAAAAGATTTACATATTGATTAGTGCTTATTGTTTGGTCCATAAATTTTTGAAGAACAGCCACAAATTTGAAATAATCAATATTATTAAAATCATCACCCCAAGTAGTTGTATAATAATTTTTAAATTTAATATCAGGTACCAATTTAGTAACACCTTTTTTGGTATTAGCAATATCTCTTGGTGGTTCAATTCCTGGAGTTGAATTAGAAACTTGAGACGAGCTCCCAAACGGTGCATTTGCCATAAGTGTACTGTGTCTCATACCATATTCAATAACATCTTTTCTCAAAGATTCCCAATCCAATTTTACATCATCAATAAGTTCATCTACATTTTTATTATATGTGTCAATAGGTAAAATTCCTTTAGAATATTTGGTATCTGAAAATAATTGACATTTTCCTTTTTCTTTTGCTAATTCAACTGAAGTTTTAATCATTGAATAAGAACATATTTCAATTTTATCTGCTATATGTTGTCTTCCTTCTTTAGTGTTATAAAAAGTTTTATTAATAGCCAAATCATGAAATACATCACTAAAACCAATACCCAATGTTCTTCTCATTTTAGCGGCTTTTTCAGTTTCAGGTAAATCCCAATCATTATAATCTATTAGTTCTTCTAATAATCTTACTAAATATTCTGATACAATTTTCAATCTTTTATTATTTTTACAATGTCCTACATTGACACCACCTAAAATACATACACCAATTTCACTCAAATTAACATAACCATTTAAATCAAAATAATCCCAATCATTAGTTTCATCTACTTCAGCATTTAAATCAACATAAGCAAAATTATATGTTGTTCTCATTTTTTGTTTTAATTTGTTTGCTTCTTTTTCATTTGTTTGATGAAAATATGTTTGTTTTCTTAATTCATAATATTCTTTTCTTGCTTCTGTATTTTTAAATACAATATTTCTTTTAATATTAATATTTTCTTGCATAGGATAATGCGGGACTTCTATTTCCAAACATAAATTTGAAGTTTTAACTGGAATATCAAAAGCACTATGATGTTGAAATTCATCGGCAAACAGCACATATTCTCTTGCTTGTAAAAATCTTTCATCTAAAAATCTATTAAACAATTTATCAGCAGATATTTTTTTCTGTTTATATTTTGGAATTGTTTTCTCATAATATTCATATTTAGTTTTGAACTCATCATAAAAACCATTATATGATTGTAAATCGGGTACATCATTCATAAAAAATAAAGTAATGTCTTCATCATTTTTGTATCTTTCAAAAAACAATTTATTAAAAATGATACAATGATCAACATCTCTTACTCTTGAATTTTCAGTACCTTTATTATTACCCATAACCATAATATGTTCTATTTCAGTATGATAAAAAGGATAATATGCTGTAGAACTGTTATGTCCTAAATATAATGTATCATATCCTGCGAAAAAGTTTTCATTCTCATCCACACTTAAATCATAAAATTGGGTATCAAGATTAGGATTTGAAATTTTTATAACAGATTCCAACCTATTATTTGTGGATAAAAGTAAATCACCAATTCTTAATTCTTCAGCATTAATATATCTGTATTCTTCATTTTTGTATATTAGTACAGGGTGTTTTTTGGAATTAATAATATAACCATTCTTTGTTTCTATTTTTAGTTGATTATCTGTTTCTACAATAGGCCTAAGTGTTTGTTTTACTCTTTTGGGTTCTATTGTATTAGTTTTGATGTTGAAACTCTTAATATAATCACCTTCATTTACATTTTCAATGGTTGTTCTTTTATAATTGAATTTAATTTTCATTTTGTTCCTTTTTGTATTTTTGTTCAACCTAATAGAGGTTGAACTTTTTTAAATTATCAATTGTTGCTTCATATAATACACCATCTACTTCAAAACTTTCCAGAATTTCTACTTCAGTTCCCAAAAAATGACAGCCATCCCTATCCGGTTGCACAAATGCTTTACTTGCTTTTTCAAAGGACTTCATTAAAGGTTGCAAACCTGTATGTTTAATACGTCCATTATCAATATCAGCATCAAGTCCTCTAATATCTCCAGCACTTAATCCAAGTCCTGCTCCAGCAGATACCAAAGTGTACATAGATTTAATCCCATTTGCTAAAGACTCTCTTGAATCTCCAAAAGGAATGATATTACAAGAAACATATTTACGAAACATGGTTCTTAATTGAATCATAACAGGTGTAGGTAAACTTGCTTCAAATTTACTTAGAATATCATAACCTTCTTTTACCCATTTTTTTCTTAATTCACCTTTGTATTTAGCAAAAGCAAAAATATTAATTAACATAAACATTTCTTGAGGAGTTTCTTTAATTTCTCCATGTTGTTTAACTAAATAACTATCTTTTATTTTTTTCAAACCACTATATACAAAATCATCATCTCTTTCATATTTTAAATAATTTGAATACTCTTCTAACTCCTCTAAACTATAATTATCAAACAAATATTCATCATCATAAATTCCTAATTCAATATTTTTATTGATTGTTTCCATTAATGACTTTGGTTTATATTGTTTATATACTGTTTTTCTTATGCTTTGATTTAGTAGTCTAGCTGCGGCTATTTCTGCTTCAGGTAATTTTTCACTTATCATATCAGCAGTAGATTCAATGAGTGCTTTTTGAATATCTTTACTTGAACTACCATTTATAATCATTGAAGCTGCATTCATTTCAATTTCAGAAGCAGACAATGTCTTCAAACCATCAATAGCATAAAATACTTTATTATGAAATTTTTGAGGATTATAGTCTTCAAAACTACCATTTGATTTTTTAATTTTTATAGGTTTTTTCACTTTTTTCCTTTATAAGTATTTGTTTTTTAAAGTGGTTTTGTCATAATCATCTTGTTCAACACCACCAGTAATATAGTTGAGGATTTTTTCCTCTTGTGGTAACTTCTCATTTTTATCCATATTAATATAATTATCAATCCAAGGTAGTGGATTTTTTATGATATATTTACCACTTAATTTTTCTTTAGTTGGATTAATACCTAATGATTTCATTCTTCTTATAGTAATGTAATTCAAATAGTTAATTAAAATATCTTCATTCATTCCTATATAAGAACCTTTACTAAATAAAAATTTAATCCACTCAATTTCTTCAAAATAAATTTCATAATATCTATCTTCAAGTTCTTGCTTAATGTTTTCATATGCTTCAATAAATTCTTCATCTTCATTTTTTCTAAGGAATTTAAGCATATTTTGTGTTAATGCTAAATGTTCGTTTTCATCCCTACAAATAAATTGGAGATTTTCGGAACATCCAGGATACAAACCTTGTGCCTTATCCATAGCCCAAATAGCAGCAAATGAACTATAAAATCTTATACCTTCCAAAGCATTAATTTCAAATAAACATCTTAACAAATCTTGTTTTAAACTGAATTTATCATTTTCTGTATATTCAATATTTCTTTGTGTTTTATAAATGTACTCTATAACTGATTGATATGTTTTTTCATATACAGATCCAATCTTATTAGCAACATTTTGTAGTTCTTGTACATCAAATGCTTCATCAAAAATTTCATCAGGATTATTATATAATGACCTCAAAATTTCTGTATATGTTCTTGAATGTTTATTACCTTCAAAATATTGCCATACATTTATAACATTTTCCAATTCAGGCAATGTTGCTATTTGTCCAAAAATCATAACAGGACCTCTACCTTGTACTGAATCCAAGAAAATAAGTTTTTGAAATGTTTTTTCAATAACAAAGTATTGTGATTTTGATGATTGAGTTTTATGGTCTTTTGAATCTTTTATAAGTGGAATCTCATCATGTTTCCAATCAAAACCTTGTTGTGTATCATTGCTTTTGTCTAAAATTGGATATTTTAAAACATCAAATCTTTGACTATTTTTACCTTCTCCAAAAAACATTTTTTCTTTTGAGAAATCAATTTTATTAGAGTTATATATTGATACTGAAGTATTATTCATTAATTTCCTTTATTTATTTGGATCAAAATCATCAGCTAATTGTTTCATCATTCTTCTACGTTCGGCTTCTGTTTGTTTTTTTATTTCTTCTTGTCTATCCAAATATTTTTTATTTTCTATATATTCTTCTGTATATTGCATGATACCTATTTTGTCTGTTTCAAATTCTTCAATTATCATTTCTTTATTTTCTTCAGACACTTCAGGCATCAATATTGATTTGTGTCCATTTTTTAATTTTTTATAGTGTTTTTTAAGTTCTTTTTTACCATATTTAAGAATACGTCCTACTGGATTTCCGCTTTCTAAAGTCATTTCTTGATCTATCACTATACAAAAACCTACGCCATTATATATTAATTCTATTACATCTTTGTTGTCACGTTTGTTGACAAAAAACATTTTATACCTTTTATAATATTTATACTATTTTATCAATGAGTCCAATTTTCAAAGCTTCTTCAGGACTCAAAAATTTGTCTCTTTCTGTTAATTTCAAAATATCTTCATAAGAAGTTTTACCTTTAGTAAAATCAGCCATTTGTTTCATAAGTTTATCATGAAGATATTTTGTTTCATTATAATCAATTTCCATATCTTGTACTTTACCTTGTGTGCCACTTGAAACAGAATGAATCATTATTCTTGAATTTGGTAAAGATCTTCTTTCTCCTGTACCAGCCGTTAATATTTGATTGCCCATGCTCATAGCAATTCCTACACAAACAGTATTAACTTTTGTGTTTATATTTCTAATAACATCAATAATAGCATTTCCATCATATACAGAACCTCCACCTGAATTAATGTATAAATTAATTTCTTCTGTTTTAGAATTACTATCTAAATACAATAATTGAGAAATAATAGAATATGCCATTTCATTATTAATATCTCCAAAACAAGTAATTATATTTTGTTCAAATAATTTACTTGGCAAATCAAATTGTTTGTTAGTTCTTCCATCATTTTCAATAATACTAGGCATTAAAATCATTTTTTTCCTTTATTTTCTTTTAATATGTTTGTGTATGTTTGTGAATCTATTATGTTTAGTTTTAATTTTTTTATTTCATTTGATTCATATAAATCTTCTAAATCTTTTAAAACAGCTGCTATTTGATCCAAATAAGGAAAAAACTCTGTTTTAAAAACATGCTTTATATTGAAATCATCATCAAATATGATTATATACCACATCAATTTTTTTCCAATTCTTTAATTTTTTTATTGATATTTTTGATAAATTTGGGTGTTTCAACATTGTATTTAACAGCAGTTTGTTTGAGTTTTTTTAATTCAGAAATAGAACTTTTGGTTGCAAAAGTATTTTTTGTTTGTTCTACTGTCGGAATAATGGTGTCATTCAAAAATGTTGTAATTGTTTCAGATACTTCATTTGATAAATTATCTAAAATATCTTCAAATTTTATTTCTACTCCATTAATGTTATTATTTTCATAATGCTTTTTTAATTTGTCTTCATACATTTTGAATTGTTTCAAAGTCATAGGTCCCAAAATACCATCAATTCTATTTTTAACTACCATAATGATGCCATCTTCAATATATCCAGCTAAATCAATATTTGTTAAATCTGTTTGTTCAATTTCATTTTTTCTTAAAATCATTTATTATCCTTTAATCAATCTTATTTTAACAAAGTGTTACTTAATATAATAACAAAGTAATATAAATTCATTTTTTTGTTTTCATTCAAACCTACTTACAATACCCTTAAAATTTTTATATAAACCATATAAGTTTTCAACTGGAACTTTATATATTTTTATTGGTTTTTTGGTTAATTTTCTCATATGATATTTAACTGCTTTAATGTCACCTGAATAATTCCAAAAAGTATCCAAACCTTCAACATGTAAAAAATAATTAAAATGTACTGCTGTATCTCTTAAAGTACCATCTTCATATTCAAAATAACCTTTTAGGTATTTTGATTTTGTACTTGTTTCTTTTGAGTAAAATAAATCAGCATTTTTACCTTTAAACACTTTTCTACAATCATTACACACTTGGATATCATTATGTTTGATGTACCACATTTCATCACCTTTATGAGTACCACAAACTTCACATATTTTTTCTATTCCTGCCATTTGAAATCCTTTTTAAAGTATCTTACTTTTACATAAGAATTTTTTAATACTTCTAATATACAATCTTCACAAATATCTACTTCAAAATAATCACCATCTCTATGAGTACCATATCCAAATTCATGTCTAATTTCTACAAGTTCTTCAAAATCTTTAATATCTCTTTCACATCTATCACATACTTTTGAAACAGGTATTTGTCTGGTTTCTGTAACTGTTTTTTCTTCATATTTAATCATAATATTCCTTTTAAATAATAATTTGTTATTTTTGTAAAGTGCCAGATACTTCTAAAATATATTCATCTGTTTCAACCAATGAAACGGTCAAACCATATAGTTTCCATATACCAGATAAAGTAGGATTATATTCAACAAATAAAGTTTGTATTTGATACATTACATCATATGATACATTTAAATATGTTGGTTTAATGTTATATTTTTTTAAATTTTGTATTTGATTCATTATATCATACATAATTTCTTCTTTATTTTTGAACATATTTATTTCCTGTCATATTCTATTGTCCAAATACCATCTTCCTTTTGATACACCTTATCTATGGTAACAACTTCTGTATGAAATTTTCTACCTTGTCCAAATCGTTCTATTTGGACTGTTTCATTTTCTTTTATTTTAACAAACAAATCATTAGAATCAGCAGACAACTTGGTGCCATCTTCCAAAAATAAACAATAAGGTTTCATTGTTTTTTCACCATCATATTTAAATCTTAATATTTTCATTTTAACCCTTAATTTTATCTATCAACAAATGAAATTCTTTGTTTTCATTGTACTCTTCTAAAAAGAATACATAATCTTCCATAACATAAGTGTAAAAATAACAATCAAAACTTCTTTTGTCTTTAACATCTAAATAATCATATATTACTTTTTTCATTTCATTAATTTTTTCATTTTTAGCATTATATAAACCAGAACTATTTTCAATGACATAGACACAAGAACCAACTCCTGTTACTTTTCTCAATATTTCATGTCCAACATCAACTTTATGAGTTTTTTTAAATTCCTCAAATTCTTTTCTATCTGATATATCTATAACTTTGTAACCATATCCAGACAAATCATTAAATTGTTCAAGATAAGTATAAGTAAAATTATCTTGAGAACTTATTTTTTTGTATTCTTCTTTTAATTTTTTTATTTTGTTGATAGTATCATATACATCACTCATCAATTTTTCTCCTAATTAAAACTTCTTTAGATAAAAGCATTCTAGCCCATCCTCTTAAATTGCTTATTCTTTCTTTTATTTCATCAGAATTTCCTACCAAAATAGAAGGTACTTCATAATTTTCATCATTCATTTTAATTACTTCAAAATCAAAAGGAATACCCGGAACATTTTTTATTTTTATTTTTATCAAATCATTCATATTAAACCTTAACTTAGATTCATTGCCATTTCTTTCATTTCTAAAACTCTTTCTAAAGTATCAGTAGTATTTTTATCATTCCTGAATTCTACAAATCTAGGGTGACTTAAAGCATAATGTTCATTGTCTCTACCTTTTGTAACATCATTAAATTCAACTGTCATTACTTTACCTATTAATTCATCACGTCTTGAATTGAAATCTTCTAATTGTTTATCTGTAAAACCAGAAGTTCGTCCTTTAATGGTTCCTTCATCATTTTCAAAAATCATAGCACCAAAAGTTTCTTCTCTTTTAGTTCCTTTTTTACCTTCCTGGAATCCTATTACTCTAACCTCAGCATCAATAACAAGTTTCAATTTTAGTTGTGTTGGACTGGTATGGTCAACAAAAATATTTTTACTGTCTTTAAGAATAGAACCTTCTTGACCTTCATTCATCCATTTTTGTGTATATTTCAATGCTTCTTGAATATTAGTTACAGTTTGAGTTTGGACAATCATGACATCTTTACTTTGTTTAACAATTTTTTCAAGTTGGTTAAATCTATCAATATAGAATGTTTTATTAGTTTTATTTTTAGGTCTACTATACTCTTCAAGTGTTATATAATCCCAAAGTTGAATATAAACATTTTCTGGATTATCAGAATTAATAATACCATTACTTTCAGATCTATTATCAAGTCCATGAACAAGCAATTCACCAATATAAACACCATCTTCAAAGTTTTTAAAGTGTTTTTCAAGTTCTGGAAGTTCACGTTCTTCACCTGATCTTGATGTAAATGTTACTTGTTTTTGGTCAACTGTTACTGCTTGAAACATACCATCACATTTAACTTGAACCATAGCAGGAAAATTAATTTTCTTTGCTGTTTTTTCATTGTAAATTCCACAACGCATATAAGGAGGTTTAACAATAAGATTTTTAAACACTTTATTGATATTACTTCTACCCATATTAATTCTAAGGTCTCTATTAATAATTTTAGTAACAATATCAGCATTTTCTTTTGAAAGTGAAATTAAAATACTATGAAGGTGATCTCTGGCAGCATTACCAGTTTCATTTCTTGTTACAAATTCTTCTTCAATAATTTTAAGTGCTGTTTCAAGACTCATATCATCATTATGTTTATTAATTTCAGATATATTTTTCATACTAATTCCAAAATTATGACTAACTTTATCATAAGTCATTTTTAAAACTTTTTGAAGTAATGTATTATTTTTATATTTTTTCAATACATCCATTTTGTAGTTAGAACCATTTTCTTCATTTAATTCATTAATAATTTGTGGAATTGTTACATTTGTCATTTTAAACCTTTTATGTCTTTTGTTACTTATATTATACCATAATAACCTTAAAAAAAACTTAATTTTTAATTTGTTTTTCTAAGTTTTTTACCATAAGTGTAAAATCAATCCATTCTCTAGCCTTTTGAATGTTGTACCAATACTGATTACAATTAATACCTGAACCATCAATATATATTCTTTTATTTTTAAGTCCATTTTCACGAGGTTTAAAAATTCGATAATCTTTGTATATTTCTAAAACAGTCATTTCTTTTTCTTTAAAATGCATTATGAAAATAAGGAGTTAGCATATCAGTATAATCATCTCTTTCGTCTTTTACTTTCATTGAAAGATATTCTTTTTTTGTAATTTCTTCTGTTGAGAACATATTTTTTTCTTTTACATAAGAAACTTCTAATTTACCCAATTTTTTTAGAAGTTTTAAAATTACATTTAAATTTTTAGAATCAAAATTCAAAGCATAAGAACCACCATTATGTCCAATTTCAAAATAAGATTTAATTTCATCAGAAAGTCCATACCAACTTTTTTCAAAAGTCATTTGTGAATCTAATTTTGTACCATACCAATTTTGAGTGCTTAAATCTTTGTGTTTTTGAATTTTAATTGTCATTTTAAGTCCTTTATGTCTTTTGTTACTTATATTATAACATAATAACCTTAAAGTAACATTAAATATATAATAACAAAGTAATATAAATTTAACAAAACATGATAGAGATTGACATTCTTGGAAAAGAATTTTACTTTCAACAAGTTCTGGTAAGGTAGATTTTACTATAAACATAAAAAATAAAAATGTATAAAAACATCAATAAACACTTTCATTTAAAGATTTTATATAATTAAAAAAGAATTCACTTAAATGTGAATTCTTTACTATATGACTTCTTTCAAAGTGGTTTCATTTCCAATTAATTCATTTGTTTTTAAAGTGTAAACATTACCTTTTAAGTTTGATTGATTGTTATGATACATAATTGCTTTTTCTAAAAATTCAATAGTATATTCAACCTCAACATCACCTTTACAAGCGTGAACTTGTCTTGATGGAGCATTCCAAAAACTAAAATCATGAAATATTAATGATTTTGTACAAACATTTTTAGCATCTATTTCATTATAAATTTTCCAATATTTTTTTTCTATTTCTGGTTTTGCTTTAGTGTCACCTGAAATAAGAACAATTTGTTTATTATTATAAACAATCAAGCCTTTGGTAGGAATATGATGATTTCCTTCAATAAATGTGAAATTATTATACATTATACTAAATGTTTTAAATCTTTGTGAATTAACAATATTTGCTGGAACTTTTTGAGAACCTTTTATTTCATAATTAATATCTTTGATATATTCTTCATCATCAATATAAACTTCTGTTGTTAAACCAAACATAAAATATCTATAATATAATAAACTTTTTAATGAACCCATGTGATCATCATCCATGTGTGAAATAATGATGTGATTTATTTTTATAATAATGTTTTCATCATCTTTTTCAAGTCTTTTTAATTCACTAAAAACATTGTATCCACAATCATATAATACAGAAGTACCACTTAAATTAATCAAAAATGATGAATTTGTTTCATCATCAAATGCTCCACCCGAACCTATTACTTGTACATTTTCAATCATTATTTACCATTCATCTTCATCTAATATTACTTCTTTTTCTTCCATGTTTCTATAAAAACAAATTTCAGTTTGTTCTTGATCTACTAAATATTTTACCACATTTTTTTCAACTATTGCTGTAATTGAAGAATTTCCTAATACATAAGTAACATCTTCAAATTGACCTATCAAATTCATGTTAACTCCAAAACAAAACATTTTAACATTTTTCTTTGTTTTAAGAAAAACTTCCATTGATCTAGCAAAAGAAATAGCACTTAAATCATCAACAAAAGTTAAAAATTCATCTATAAAAATAAAATTCTTTTTTGATTCATTTATTTGTTTCATTAATAAAATATATTTCAATCTTGTTTTTTGACCATTTGATAAATTTTTTATTTTCATAGTCAAAAGTCTCATTTCAAATAAACCAAATCCACTAATTAATTTTAAAATTTCATCATTTTTATTTGTTATATCAAACAATTCTAATATTGTGTTATCATAATATTTTTCAAAATTTTCCAAATCATCAAAATCTAAAATATTGTAATTTTCATCATTTTCTTGTTCTAAAGCATATTTAATTTCATTTTTAATAATTGTTTTACCAGAACCTGATATACCAGAAAAATTGATAATTTTTTCATTTTCTACTATTACTTTACAATTAAAAGAAAAATAAATATTTTTAACAAACATTCCAAAAATATTATTGATAATATCAATTTCATTTTCAGTATATTCTTCTTTATTTTTTTTAACATTGATATTAAATGTATATTTTTTATTCATCTAAAAAATCCTTTTCTTTTTCATTTTTGATTTCTTCTTTTAACAATTTTTCATTTTTTTCCATTTCATCTACTATAATTTTTAGTTCATCATAAGATTTATTGGAATGTTTTAATAAAATATAAGGAACATTTTCATCATAACCTTTTATAATATATTCTGCAGATATTTCATTATTTATGTTAAAATCAATATTTACTCCATATTCTTTTTTATAAAAAGAAACAAAAAAATCAGACAATTTTGGATTAAAATGAAACACATAATTAGCTATTAATTTTGATTCACCTTTATATCCTTTAATTCTTTTCTTTTTTTCTTCCATTGTTCCTTTTTGACCTTTGAACAAATATTCATATTGTGTTTTATTTAAAATGTTTTTGGAATCAATGAAGAATTTATTGAATATATTTCCTGAAAAATCATAAGTGTGTAACATATTAGAAGACATTTCAAGAAAATTTATATTTTTTTCTTCCATAACGGTTGTTAAAGTATAATCTACAAAATATTTTCCAAGACTTAAACCTCTATAGCTAGGCAATAAAACTACTCTAGTTATATTATAAAAACTTCGTTTATCATGTGAATAATATTTTTTTAAAAATGTTTTTCCAAAATATCTGTTTCTTAAAATTTTATTTAATGTGGGACTAGCTATAGATAAAAAACCAACATAAGTTTTAATATCATTATATTTTATACACATGAATATTATATATGAAGCACTTTTTACAGCAGCATAATCTTGAGCAAAATAATGATATTGTAAAAAATCTTGATTTTTAATAATGTTTATGGCTTTTTCTTTTTCACCATTTATAGCAGAAGAATAACATTCAAAAAATACATTTTTTTTAAAATCATATTTTTCAATTTCATCACCTTCTTTAAAATTATTGATATTAAACAATTAATTTCCTTTTTTATATATTTATTATATTATACTCCAAAAGTATTTAATTTTTTAATTTATATGCCGGAACTTGTCTTAAATTTCCATGTTCTGTTCTAACAAAATGTATTTTACCTTCACCTTTTTTATAATAAGTATCATTAATGGTTACTTTAACCATTTTACCAAACAAATAACACCACTTAAAATTATTTTTATCAAATTTTGGATAAAATTTTCCATTACAACCATAAGATATATAACTTGAATCTTTCATAAATGACCTTTTTCATTAGCATAATAACTTGCTACATTTATAATAGTGTTCATTAATTCAACACCTTCCATTGTATTTCTATTATTAGCAATTTCAGAACCACACCATAATAAATCTTTAATGGTTATTTTGTCCGGATCTAAACCTGCTTTTTTAAAAATTTCAATGTCTTTATAATCACATCTAATTTCATCATCAAATAGTAAATCAGCGTAAATTGTTTTCATTATTTTCCTTTATGTGGTACAATACTTCTTTCAACATTATAATAATGAATGGCATCAATCATCCATTGAATTCTGTCTGCACTTGTCCATCTATCATTAATGTAAGCAAAATCACCTTGTAAGTTTTTAAAACCATAAGTATCCCAACCTCTTTTTGGTTTTGATGGATAATTCTTACCTGTTTTTCTAAGCAAATTTCTATTTTCTTTTTCTGTTTCTTTAACAAAATGATTTTTCACCATTTTCAAATAATCTTTATGAGCAATCAAATCATCAATAAATTTATCAAAATTCAATTCAGCATTTGGTTCAAAATACCATTTATCAAAAATTTTATAAATTTTATACCTAGCATAATCTACTTTGTGTCTACCACTAAAACCATAATTATGTTCATTGAAATAATTTTCAACTTCTTTTTGTTTTTTATAAATTTTAATTTTCATCATTTTCTTCCTTGTATTCTAATGGTTCCCAACCACCACCCATTTCTACTTCACCTTCAAAATATTGTGTGGCCAAAACAGGATAGGTATTTCCTTCAGCAAAAAGAGTAACTTCTTTGTCACCATACAATTCTTTATATTTTTCTAATTCTTTTAATAATTCATTAAGTGTCATTTTTTATGCCTTTTGTGTTACATAAATAGTCTCATCAGCGTACCAAATATCATCACCTTCTTCATAATACCAAGTTTCTGACTGTTCCATATTTGTTCTATAAGGATCATCTTGAACATCAAAATTTATTTTGATTTTATAATCTTTTTCATCACGCATATATGTGAATACATATTTGTAATAAGAAAAAAATGTTACTGTTTTGCCTTCTACTAATTTAATTAGTTCTTTAGTGGTTGTATTTTCATTCAACATTTATTTTACCTCATTTGTCTTTTTATTAATATAATTATAACATAATAAACTTAATCTTAAATTAAAAGTTTTGAGAACTATCTTTCAAACGTCTTTCAATCAATTCTCTTTTAACTTTTTCAACATCTACTTGATTAATATTTGAAGTGGCATTGAAATAATTAATAGCATAAACAGGCCAATACAAAACTGATTTTGTTTTGTATGTTTGATCATATTTTGAATCCAAATTGCCATTCATTGTAGCAATAATAAAACCAATAATAACATAATATAAAACTGTATAGTACATTTGTTTGTCCTTTAATGTCTTTTCTTAGTATAATTATAACATAATAAACTTAAAGTAAACTTAAATTACCAATTAATTGAAATATTTACAGGAACAATTTCAAGTCCATTTTCTATAATAAGTAAAGTATCCAAATATTCTTTTTTCAATTTTAATTGATAAATATCTGTAGTATTTTCTTTTATTGCTTTGTCATGCCAATATTTTCTTTGTTCAAGAACTATTGGTAATTTATTAAGAATTTTAATAATACCCTTTTCAGCATTTTCTTTTGTTTTATAAAAAGGTTTATCTGAAATATCTACTGCAGTACCATCATTTTTACATAGAACTTTGTTATTTTCAGAATCTTTAAAAACAAGTACATAATTTGTTAAATTCATTTCTATTGGTTCATCTATAACAGTATCATCTTCAATAAATTCTGATTTCAAAGAAGTCCATTCACTTGTTGATTGACTATAATATTTGTATTCATCTTCTTCAAACAAATAAATATACTCACCCCAACCAATAATGGTATCAATTTCACTTTTATCAAAAATGTGAGGTTTCACATTTTCAAAGTTTCCACCTTTGTCAGCATAATGGTCACCTGGAGAACTCATATCGCCTTTTTCTACCAAATCTTTAATCAAATCATAAGAATTGTATTTTCTATAAAGTTTGTCACCCAAACCTTTAAGATAACCATCAAAGTGATTATAAACTACATGAATTTTGTTATCTTCTTTGTTAATGTATGCTATGTATGCTCTTGTACTCATTTTTTAAGTTCCTTTATGTCTTTTGTTACTTATATTATAACATAATAACCTTAAAATAAGTTTAAAAAAGACAACAAGATATCCTCCGAAAATTGGATATTTCAAAAAATTAGTTCTAAATGTTATTTTATGTACTAAGGTGGTGATAAATTTCTATAAAAATATAATTCTGTACTTTTTTTCACATTTATTTGATTTGTATTTGCAAAAACTGTACAACTAATGGTATAGTATAGGTATGATTTTAAAAACTCAGAAACTATCACATCATCTTCTTTCAAAGATATATTTTCTTCTCTTTCTATCATAGAATTATTAAAACTTTTTTTATGTATGTATTCATATTTAAATTTGTATTCTTGAGGAAAAGACTTTTTACTTACTTTATTTTCTTTCATCACTTCAAATAAACAACTATCATATTCCTGTGTTACAGAAGTTTCAATAGAAACACTAACTTTCCTATCATATTCTTTTACAAATGGAATGTTAGCGTATTCAATAGCCTTTTCAATGTATTCACTAGCATCTTGTTCAACATAAACACCATCATAAACAGAAAAAGAACTGTAACCTAATTCATTAAAAAAGTACACTAATCTATTAGTAAACAAAGTTTCATGTGAATGATATATCCATGATAGTTTTGCTTTTGTAGGAATATCTTCAGGTGCATAAGTATCATAATCAAATATGTACTTGATAGCCTCTTTAGTGTCTTTTATAACATTTTTAACCAAATCAAAGGCACGTTTTGATTCTGGAATAGCCTTAATTATTGAAGTCAGATTATTTGGTTTAAACCCTTTTTCTTTAAAATAAGAAGATATTCTTCCTCCATTGGTACATCGATTAATTATATTTTTTGTAATATTGTTAAGAGGAGTACCGCCATGTAAAGTAATAATTTCATTTATAGCAACATCATTTATTTCCCTTATGTCTTTTTTATGAAAGGGGTTAGAATACAATTCAAGGTAAGGAAAACTCTTTATACATTTAAGATTGGAAGCACGTTTTTTCGCATAGTCTAAAGGAAGTCCTCTTTGAGTTAAATCTTTAATGTACTTTTTTACAAAAGGATTTTTATTAAATTTTTCTTTGGCAATAGCAGACGCTCTCATATAAGCAAATTGCTGTGCCGAAGATTCTATGTCTATTGAAATCCAATTTTTAGTAATTTCATTTCTAATAGTTTTGTTAAGGTATCCAAATATGTAATTTAATCTACCATAAGTTTGTTTAGTAAAATGAAATCTGTATTCTTTTTTACTAGATGAAGTAGTATGAATTTCAGCATTCAATAAAATATCTTGTATTTCATTGGAAAATGAAAGCACTTCATCATCTGTAAAAAATAATTTAACATAACCTTTATCACTTAAAGGGTCATCTAAAATACTCTTGAGTACTTTAGGTTTATCTGGTTTTATTTCGGATACAAGTTTGGATTCAATTATAGATTTTATTTCTTTTGGTTTTTTATATATAACACTTAAATCAGGATTTTTATCAAAGTCAGATTCTTTAACAAAAAAGAACTCCATTGTCTTCTTTTCAAAAGCAGAACTTACATTTTTATAAGAATTTCCTTTATAAACTTCAGTATAAAAATAATTAAAAATAATTGATTTTATTTTGGCTGTTTTGGTGCTTGCACTTAAATTTCCTAATCCTTTTCTTATGTAAGAAGAAGATAAAGCATAATGTTCTGTAAAAACAGAATGTTTTACTGG